TCGCAATGTCGTATTTTGTGAGGTTTAGTTTCATCGTTGTGGTATTGTTTAGTTTATTGGTTTAGTCTCATCAGTACCAGCATTACTGGTAGACCGCTCGCGCGGTTTCGACTTTAGGTTGCTCGCATTTGTTGGCAATGCAAGACTATTTTGTGGAATGTTTGAAAGGCTCGGCACTCATGCGAAACATTTCGAGATCACTAGGGCCGCCGAAACATCCACTTGTGATTGCAATTGCAAGGCAAAGCAAGGCCACAAGGCAAAGGAAAAGCAAGGAATCTTTCATGCTTCCCCCTTTCTAATTTGCTCCAGTCTTTTTTCCGCCGCATCTCTAGTCTTGAATAAGCCAGAAACCGCAACAATCTCCCATCTACATTCGGTTTTCCAAATGGTGTTCCAAATTTGAAACTTCTCCCCTATTTTGATAATAAACATATTCACGCCGCCCCCCTTTCTGTCAACGAGAACCCTTGCAAAGCGAGAGCAACCATTGCAGAAATTTCTTTCTGCTCGTGCCATTCGCCCATGTCCTTCGGTTCACCCAGTGCCGCCTTTGTGAAGTCTCGAATCACATTCAAATCGTCTGATTGGATGCGTCCAGCGTCTACCAGCTCACGGAGTGAAAGCCCCGTCCAATTTTTGTGATTGAGCACGAGGCTCACGGATTCAATTTGTTTCGTTGTCATATTTGCGTTGGTTAAGGTTAAGCAATAAGGAATGACTTGATGAGAACCTCACGGCGCTCTTCACGCTTTGCGAGAATCTCACGGTGACGAACCTCACCCATCAAACGATATGTGCGTGTCATCTTGCGTTCAATGTTGCGGCTCATCGGGAGCATCGCGAGCCTCGTCAGTCTGTTTTGCAGTTTTTTTGTCGTTGTATTCATCGTTGTATTGCGTGCCTTGCTGTGGGCAACGAGAGCAATCTAGAATATCACTCTCAAATTGCCAGCAAAAAATGAGAACAAACTAAAACTTTTTTTGTTTTATTTTATTGACAGCCTACGAAACCCCTTAAATTCAAGCATTTCACGCAACCCAGAGTGGAAGAAAAATTTTCATGGCCATGAGAACATTCGGAAGCCTAGAGAACAAATCATCCGCTAAGGTGCCAAGCTTCGGAGCCGCTAGTACTTCCCCTTGAATCGCTAGGTGACGATTGAATGAGGGAAGATGGAAGAGCCAAAAGCCATCTGAAATCACTAGGACATGGGGATATCCATTCACCCATCTTAAAGAAACAATCAACACGCGTGATCTTATTGCGAGGCTTTACAATGCCCTTCGCAGATCCTCCTAAGGTCGGATGCGCTCGGGAGTAAGGTGTTACGCTCGTGGAGCGTATTTTAATTAAGATTGAAAATCCGTCAAGCTTTTTCTTATTGGCAAGTAAATGCTGGCAATGACATGACCACAAGGTACAGCGCAAAGACCAGGTTAATCCTTAGCAATCCACTACAGATTGTAGCTAAATCCTTAGCGCGTTACTAATGAAGCCGGCATTACTCACGCGAACACTGCACGGATGAACATGGCCTTGTACGCATGAACACTGCTCGCATGAACACCTGGGAAATCATTACCAATCCACTCAACAAAGGGCGGGGGAGGGGGGCAGAATTTTTTAGACGACAAATATTTCTATCCTTCAACCTGCCCCAGAAAAAATGTGCAAATGGGGTCAGTTCCCGAGTGGTAATGTTGCTAGGTGGGTCTAGTGTTTTTGCTAGGGATGTGCGTGATCGGTGTCTTGTGTTTATTGTTGACAAGATTGGTAAGGTTATGGTAATTGGTTGCCCATGCGAGGCGACAGCTATCAATTACAGGGTCAGCAGGGAGGCATTGTGCTTACTGGTTCTGACAGTGCTACTGGCAATTTCCGTTGGATTCAAGCGATTGAGGACAGCGTTCTATTGACGGATACTGGCGAGACTGCTGGCAACCTTACGGACATCATCAACCTTGATGGGAAGATCCTTCCTGCGGGTGCTGGTCTTGGTGGTATCTTTACCAAGGTTGAGATTAGTTCCGGCACGGTTGTCGCGTACTACGCGTAATGTCCCAATTTAGGTCTACTGGTGGGCTAGACGATTCGATTGCCTCTGACGGTGATCGTGGGTTCTATGCAGTCAACCAGAGATTACAGCTTAACCAGCTCCAGCCCGGAGAGGTTCGTGAGAGCGTCAATGGGCGTATGGAGGGGTTCTGGAAGCCTCGGAAGAATGTTCAGTTGGTTAGCCCTGCGTTGACTACTGGTGGTAGTCCGCTTCAGCTTCCGTTCCATATCCTTCCTAGCCCATATTATCTTGCCATTACCGCTGCATCCTATGCGGAAGATGTGGTGACGATTACCGTAGTTGGGCATGGGTTGACTATCGGGCAACCGGGTAATCTTGAGGTGTCTGGATTGACATTTACTGGAACTGACAACAATGGAATCAAGGCCGTTACTGCCACCACGGTCGACGAGCTTACTTTCCCCGTGACTGGTGTGACTGGTGTTTCTGCTGTCGGAAGTCCGCTGATTACTCAGATCAATGTCAACGATGCCGCCGCCAGCGAGGTTCTAGCCTCCTGCGTGTTCTCTGACCCTAACGACTCTAACAAGGAGTACATCATTGTTGCGCTGGAGACTCTTGCTAAGAAGATCGACATCTCAACTACACCCATGACGGCAACGACATTGCCTTACCCTGTGGGTGCTACGGTTGGAGAGAAGTGCGATATGATCCAATGCTTTGACAAGGTCATGCTTTTCCGTGATGGACAGCAGGCGTTGGAGTGGTATCCGCATGGGCGACCCGTGGTGTCCGCATCATCGAATGCAACCGCAAGCCCAAATACAGTAGTGACCATGAATGTTCGAGATCATGGATTAACCGCTGGTACATCTGTGGTGATTGCAGGGTTGACTGGCGGGACACCACCTAATGGCACATTTACCGTAGCCTCTGTCATCGACAAGGACAGCTTCACCTTTGTAGCCTCTGGGATTTCAACTAGCACCACATTTGGCGTTACCGCAGCTACCATGACAGATGGGTTCACACTGTCGCCCGGAGGCCCATACACCCAACCACAGGTTTTCAACATCCAAGCCAAGGATGTCGATGTGGTTAGTGGATTGGTTTCTGCTGCAGTTACTGGTAACACTACTATTTTTGCTGGTGATACAATCACTATTTACTCAACTGCTACCACTGACTTTCAAGCCATGCTTGGACAGTCCTATCAAGTAGTCAATGCTACGAGTACTCTAATCCAATGGTACGCGCCGATTGGAGACTACAATACCTCTGCATCCGATGTGTTTGAATTTGGTGGAAGGTTCTCAGTAGGGGGTGGATTCATGCACCAGCCCGGCGCGCCTTGGGGTACTTACTTCCAACGCCGAATCTGGGTTCCGTATTATTATGAGCCGGGTGGGACATTCGGTTCCTACACCTACACTAGCCGCAAGATCACCGACGAAATAGTGGCATCCGACATTCTGGACACCACCACCTTCGACCAGATCGCCAACCAGTTCCGAATTTCTGGTGGTACGGCAGACTATGTGGTGGCAATGCACGGGTTCTACGAGGATGCGCTGATTGTTCTTAACCGAAACAGCATCCACCAAGTTAAAGGCACACAGGGAAGTCTAGCCGATACCGTTGTCACAGAGCTAACTGGTGAAGTTGGCTGCTTGGCCCGTAAGACGGTGGTTATGCGCGGTGCTGATATGATTTTCTTGTCGGATAACGGAGTTTACGGACTTACATTCCTCAACGATTACAACCTTCGCGGCACGGAGGAGCCACTTTCCAAGAATATCCAGCCGTACATTGACCGAATCAACAAGAATTTGGCCGACAAGTCTGTAGCAATTCTTCACGACAACCGATACTACATTGCAGTACCGCTAGATTCCGTGCCAAATGGTAACGATGCGCGTGGGAATAACGCGGTTCTGGTGTACAATTTCCTCAATAAAGGATGGGAATCGGTAGATACCTACGGAGATTCTAGGTTTTTGATTGAAGACTTCGTGGTTGCCACGGCAGGTGTGCGTAATGACCTATATGCCATTGCTGCCAATGGTGGACTGCACAAAATGGAGTCAAGTGAGTCCAACACGGACTATCTTGGGGTAGACAACTCAAGCAATAGCCAGTCTGCCGTGGTAAATTCTTATCTTGTGAGCCGAGGGTATGACTTTGGAACGCTTGAGCGCAAGAGATTTACCGATGCTCAAGTTCAGATTCAAGCACTCGTCAACGAGCAGGCAGAGTACAATATTGCTTTTGCTGCTGAAGACCCGGACTCATCAGTAAACATCGGAAGCACCACCACATTTCTTGGAGGAACTACGCTAATTGCCGATGGAGCAGGTGAATCTGAAACCGCTAGCATCCGTTGCAGACTCGGTGGCGTGCGTGGGTACACGGGAACCATGACATTGACAAGAACTATTGGTTCCCCTAAGATCCACTCTATTCAAGTCTCTGGTTCCATAACTAACAGGCAAATCCTCTCACAGAAATAATCTCATGGGCGTTGTTGACACCACATACACTTTCAGTAACACTGATACTATTACCAGCTCAAAGCTGAATAATATCATTGATGATACATTTTTTACATCAACCGCCATCTCTGGGTCTAGCTTACAGATTGTATCTCCGGGAAAACTTGCCGTGGCCGCTGGTGGCATTACCTCTAATGAGCTAGGTAGCAAATCAGTTACTCCAGTAAAATTATCTGATTCTGATTTTGGAGACTTTACAGTTTATAATGGGGTGGCAACAATTGATAGTGGAGTAATTACACCGACCAAATTAAGCCAACCTCTTACATCTGGTGTAGCAGTTACAGCTTCTGGATCTAGTGTGACATTTGGGAGTATTCCATCATGGGTAACAAAAATTTCAATTATTGGATATGGCATATCAACAAATGGAACAAGTCCAGTTTATGTGAGGGTTGGATCTAGTGGATCTCTTGCTAGTAGTGGGTACTCTTTGTATTGGGGTGTATCAACATCATTTCCTAATTCAGACGCTGGATTTGATTCAACTGGAGTGATACTTGGAGGATCTGACGCAACAGCAAACAGAAAAATTAACATTTCATTTTCTAAATTAAACAGTTCCAATATATGGATCATTAAAGGATCAAGTGTATCAACTCAATCTGGGCAACCAATAAAAGTGTACAATTACATTGGCGAGGTATCTTTGTCTGGTCAGTTAGATATTATTGGGATAGCATGTGGAGCAAATTCATTTGATTCAGGCACGATAAATGCAATCTATCAATGAACCAGCATCTAGCTAAAGCATTTCATGACTACTCATCGCACAACATCAACTTTGAACACTTGCTTGACTGGCATTTGTGCAACGGTTTTGTGCTGTGTCAACCAGACTGCTTTGGCATCGGATACTTTTCAGATTCACGTCACCCAACAGAACCAGCAGAACGACACCACGCAGACACTCTTTTTGTCACCTACTGTGTCGGACAAATGCATCCAGTTCTACAACTCTTTTACGGACAATTCGACCATGTTGCATTCAGCAGGGACTTCAAAGAATCACCAATGGTGAGGGTCTGGGACTATCAAAAAACACTTAACAGAATAAAATAATATGGGATCACTTTTTGGAGGAGATGCACCAAGCGTACCAATGCCTACAGACATCTGGGCGAGTAAACTACCAAGCAAGCAACTTAAAGGAGTTACTGGTTACTACAAACAGGCACTCCCTGCTTTTCTTAATTTGCAGGGTAAATACACCCCACAATTCATGCAGCAAGGGTTTGACTTTGGCCGTCAAGCCTTGACTGGGCTAATGGGCTTGCAACAACAAGCTGGAGCTGGTGCTGCGCAACAGATAGCAGACCTTCGCGCCCAAGAACTTGGAGCGATGCAGCAACAAACTCCATTGTTCCGCATGCTTGCTGGCGCACTCTCACCAGAGCAAGAGGCAATGGTGCGCGCGTCAACTGCCGAGGCAGAACGAGCAACAGCATCTGCACAAGGCGTCACACCAGAAGAGCGCAGAATGTACCAGCAAGCAGCTAGAGAAGCAGCACAAGCCTCTGGTCGTCTAGGTGGAAATGCCGCAATTGCCGAAGAGGTGATGGGTCGTGAGAATGTCATGGCTCAGAAACGCTCCGAGGCAGATGCGGCAAGGCAACGCGCATTCGCACAAGCTGGTCAATTCTACACCGCGCCGGGACTTTCAATGCTTGGTGCAACTCCTGCGTCCTATGCGGCTGGAACATCACTTGCTGGAACTGGACTTGGACTTGGAGAGAGCATGGGGCCGCAATTGGATTACAATCTTCCATTGAACCTCGCCCGTGAGCGTGCAGGTGCGTTGGATGCTCGAAACATGGCTCAATACCAAGCTGATATGCAGGCACAACAATCAAAAATGGGAACGATTGGTAGTATGATCGGACTTGCCGCAATCCCATTCACAGGTGGCCTTTCCGCTGGTCTTGGACTTACTGGTCTAGCTGGTGGAGCCGCAGGAGCAAGTGGTCTAAGCGGTCTAGGTCTATCTGCCGGAATGGGTC